GTTCATGAGCTGTTCGAGGCCCGAAATGGACACCGCGACAGCGCACTGCTTCCAGTCGTACTCAGCCGCCGAGAAGACTTCCTGCGGCGAGATATTCAGGGTATCGTACCCCGAGTACCAGCCGAAAGTGCCGTTTTCGCCGAACTCGATTTCCTGCACGATACGGCGACCGCCATCGGCAGGCTTCGCCTTGCCCTTGCGTTCGAGACGATCAAGCAGCGCGTGCGACTTGGATACGTTGTCAGCCACCGACTTCGAGCGGTTCTCGATGGTGGTAGTGACGATTTCCGAGAGATTGGGGACAGCCATAGCTGCGTACTCCTTTAAAGTGGTTGCGTCAACCGGCGTTCATGCTCGCGCGGATAGTATCACGCAACGTAAGGCTCCCGTCCGCAACATTAGTGGGTGCTGCGGTCGGCACGCCAGAGGAAACGCTACTTCCGGCAGCGCGTGCCTTCGACGTACGTTCCTGCGCAAGGCGAATACGTTCTGCTTCCGCAGCTTCGTTATTCACTTGCTGAAGTTTCGTACGCACAGAAGGGATCGCCCAGCACGCCCGTTCGTAGCCATCCTGTAGGATTTCTGCGCGTGGGCGGTTGGGGTTCTCGCGCAACGCAAGTTCGACGTACGAGGTTAGAGAGTTTCCGATTTCCTCTGCATACGGACGCAGGCGGTTTCCCCCGGCGTCTTTTTGCAGAAAGAAGTCTGATACTTCGTCTACTGTCTGAGTGTGCTGCGCGTGTTGCTGCTGCTGGTTAAAGCCGTTGAGTTGGCCTTTGACGTTGGCCAACTCTTGCTTTAAAGCATTCAGTTCTGGGTCGCCGGGGTCTTCGCCGAATACTACTTCTTCGAGGTCAACGCCGTTATTCTGCGCAAAGTACTTGACGAACCCTACCGGATCGGTTGTAGCGAAATCCGAAAGGGCGAACAACTGGTTGACGGCCTGCGCCTCCGACATACCATTAAGCGCCCAAGCCTGACGGCGTGGGGCTATTGTGTGTTCGATCTGTTCGTATGCGGCGAAACGAGCCGCTTGGTTATTCACATGCTCCATAGTACGCGCAAGCTGAACTTGCGTTTCCGCCGGAAGCGTGGCGAATACTTGGGGGTCCATACCCGCCGGGGGCGTAACCGAAGAGGACGGTTGGCCACCGGCGGGTACTTGCGGCTGCGGATCAGGGACCGCAGCCGCAAAAGTACCATCAGGGTTGCGCGCACGCATATCGCCCGACTGCGCCTCAGGCGTAGGCTCGGCGTCACCCTTGAGGGCACTCGAAATCTGATCGCGCAGCGATACGGGCTTATCGCCCGCGTTCGGCTTCTGCTGCTGATCTACTTTGATCTTCGACGTATCGGAAACATGGGACGTATCAACGTCGGCTACGCGTACGGTATCGCTATGGTCAGTACCGTTGTCGTTCAGGTCCGAAACGAAATCGAAATCATCACTCATGGCGCAGTACTCTCATATTTCTGCTTCTGGACACGTTCCTCGTACGCGGCCTGAGGCATCCGTTTTACTTCTTCAATATGCTTCCGAAGATGATCGCGCGTATAGCCGCTGCTAGTGACGCCAGTATCGGGACGAGGTGCCCCTATACGCTCGTTCCCAACCTCGATTACTTCGTGGCGGCGCAAGTGGTCCCGGTGTTCCGAACGACTGGTGATCTGCGCGCCATCAATCGGGGATGCGTACCCGCTAATATCGCGCATAATCATCGGCGTCTGTACGGCGTGCGAAAAGTTGTCGTACCCGCTCCAATCGCCGCCGAACTCCGGGAGAACGTAGTTGCGTCCGTCCATACCCTTATACGTGTAGACGCACGGGATCGACTTAGAATGCCCGCGAACGGTTACATAGGTCTTACGACCGCTGAAACTTTCGGGAAATTCGTAAAGATCGAATGCCACAGTCTACCCCTTCAATCCGCTTTAAACATTAGTCGCCGTCACCAGTCAAGCCCCCGGTTTCGGCCTCGCGTGCTTCGCGTGCTTCCTCCCGTTGGTTCTCGTTCTCCATACGCTCCTGCTCTTGCTCGTGCCCGGCTTCCTGCATACTTGCACCGTGCTGCGCTTTAAAGTTCTCCCGTTCGTTTCCGCTTTCGGCCATAGCTGCACCGTGCTCGTCCATCGCAGCGCTATGCTCGGCTACTTCGGCGGCGGTATCGGCCTGCTGCTGCTTGATACCGAGTTCGGCTTCCTTGACGGATACTTCCCGTTCGCGGAGTTGCAGTTCGGCAAGTTTCTCGGCGTGGCGGTTCTGCTCCTTCTGCAATTCAAGTTGCAGCTTCGCATTGTCGTACTGAATACGTCCCTGCTCTTTGGCCATATCAGCCTGCATCTGCGCTTGCGCAGTTTGCGTATCGGCCTGTATACGAGCGCCTTCGGTCTGAGCGCGTACCTGCGCCACCTGCTGAGCGGCCTGCGCTTTTGCTTGGTGCCCATTCGGGTCCGTATTCTGGTTGCCCTGTTGACCCTTGCTTTCGAGTACTTTTTGCACCTTCTCGAACTCTTCTTCGATTGGACGTGAAGACGGGAAAGTACGGACAGTAAACATGAGCATGGCCCCGAGTAGCGGGCCTAGTTCCGGTGTAGCCTGCATGGCTGGTACGGCTTGCTGCAAGAACGCCCCGGCTGCGCCAAGGAAGTCCATACGATCTTTGCGCTCGCTTTCCTCGTCGGCGAGGATAGTGCTGTCCGTTTCGATGGATACGGTGGATACGCGACGGGCCTCGTTCTTCAGCGCACTGACAGCCGCTTTAAAGATGCTAAAGCGTTGCTGCGCGGCGGGATCGGCCTGCATTTCTTCTGGTGTCGGAATATCGACACCGGAGAACATGGCAATAGTCTCAATACTACAATGCTCTGCGATCACCTCGCCAGCGATGGCGATAATATCACGCGCAAATCGCTGTACTTCCTTCTGCATCTTCTTGACGCGTGCGCCAGCCCAATTGGCCTTCAAGTTCTGCGCGCCGAGCGTTTCGGATGCCTTGGATACGCCTCGTACAATGTCCGAGAAGCCCGTAACCTCGTATATCTCCTGCTTGCAGATTTCCCGTGCCTGCTGCAACTGCACAAGGCACGCTACTACCGTGTCAATCGGGAGCCAGTCTACGCTCCCTTTCAAGCCGCCGTTTTGGGCGTACATAGCCCACTGATCGACGCCGATCATACGGTTGCCGGACGCGGGGTTGAGTACGTCCGCAAGCTTGGTCATGGAACCATCGTAGATACCGACGACACGCAACGCTTCGCCGAGCAGACGAATACGCTTGGTTAGTATATTAAGCGTTTCGGCCTGCGACTTATACTGAGAATAGAACGCACGGGGGACGAAAGTACGCGTATTTGATATAGCCCGGATCGGACGCGGGCACGGGAAGAAGTTCTTTAGCTTTAAAGGGTCTTCAACCTCGTCTAGCAGGTCTTCGGCGTAGCTTTCGGAGAACCAGTACGCTTTGCGCGTACGAATGTCCCAAATCTCCCAAATTTCGCAGGTTTCGGACGGGTTATCCTCGTTACGGCCAGTAGCCTCACGGGTGGCGTACACCAGCATATCGGCCTTTTTCTTGCCGAAACGCTTTGTAGCCTCTTCTTTCGTAAGCCACAGTCTGCGGGATACCCACGGTACCGTCTTCCAGCCACGGGATACGCCAACCATCCAGTCGGACCAGTACACATAGTCCAGCTTGATGCGCTCGTCAAGGAGTTCTTGTACCGGCTGCCCCTGTCCGTCCAGCGTGGGTTCTCCGTCCGCGTTCTTCATATCGCCGAACGTAGGCTCGTACCGTACCCATGCGGTACCAATACCGGGAAGCAGGTAGTCTTCTACCGCGTTCTCCATTAGTTCGTCGAAGTCTTCTTCTTCGATCAAGTACGCAAGACAGCCTTCCAGCAAGTCTGCGGACATACGCACGGGTGCCGGGGCGCTGTCCTTGTGGCGAAGCTGCACGCGCGGTACCGGTCGTTGGGCATATAGGTTAGGCTTGATAGTTTCGGTGGACGAGTACAGAATATTGTACTTATCCTTGTAAGCCGCGTCCGCGCCATCGGACTTTTGCAACCGGTACGCATCCGTTACCTGCTCGCCGGCATCCCAAAACGGTTTAAAGCGCTTTTTTGCTTTTTCCAGTTCCTGCTGCCAGTACGAACGCCGGTTAGTGGTCGCTGCGTCGGTTGTCTTAGCCATCGGTACGCCTACTCTTCTAAAGAGGCTTCATGGGCCTCCCAAAGGTCATTCATGGTCGCGTGCTGCAAAAGCTTGATGCTTATGTCAGCAGGGCCAGCGGGCCTAGGACGCCGCCACGGGCGGGACATAAGCCCATAGCGCAGGGTGTCGGGCGCATGGTCCTCCCCATCGGTATCGCAGTCCTCGGGGTCGTTCAAGTCATGCTGTAAAGCTGGCAGGGTGCGGATCGTGTGGACACACACCGAGAAGAAGTAAAGCATCGGCGTACCCACGCCGTTGTTAACCTCCGGGTCGCCATCTATACCGCACAAACGGTCCCGCGTAATATCCCAACCACCAGTACGGTTGTTATCCGCCTTGCGGAACATTACCTGTTCGACAGCCATACGCTCAGCGTACGACGGACCAGAATGGTTGCTAAACGCGCTAGGGTCGAGTACGCCGTACGTTACCTTGTCGCCCTTCTCCGCCCGTTTTATCTCCTGCGCTACCCTATTGGCGCTCCACCGCAAGCCCACGTTCGGGGTACCGTTCCACCCGTACAGTTCGCGGTACACTACAAGCGCGCCTTGTGGTATGTATGGCCCGTTCTCGACCTGATAACCGTCGCTACACACTGCAAACCACAGTACGCAGAACGGAGTGGCCGAACCCCAGTCCATACTCCTAAAGCGCAACCAGTGGGCGGGGATTTTAAAGGGCGCCAGTACGTGCCGCTGGACAGAGAACTCGGGGAAATACGCGCCGGTGATTACGGACCAGTCACCCTCAAGCCACGCACGTACCAGTTCAGGGCTACCGAGTTCACGTAGACGGGCGATGTAGCCCGGATCGTTTTCGAGCAGCTTCTTATTGTCGTATACCTTGGACGGTATAAACATTTTCGTAGTGATAGTACCGTCTTCGTCGATGTTCTGGATAAGTTCCATTCCGGTCGGAGCCGGATCAACAAAGTACGCCTTGACAGCGTGGTGGCCTACGCCGCCGGGGTTAGCTGAGCAACGGATACGTTTAAAGGGAACGCCATGCGCAGAACGCAAGCACGCCTTCATCTTCTTGTACGAATTTAGATTGGGCCAGTTAGTAAGTTCATCCCAGCCGATCCATGTGTACTGGTGGCCCTGATACTTGTCGCAGTCGCTCTCGCTGTCAACATGGCGCATCTTTAAAGTAGCGCCGGACGGGAAAACGAAGGTCTTGTCAGCTACCTTCCACACCGCGCCAAGCGGCCCATATATTTCCTTGGCGCGGGTGATAAGTTCTTCGAGTTCCGGGTACGAACGCCGGAAAATAATACCGCGCCATATAGGGCCTAGGTCAATATCCTGCATGAAGTCGCCTAGCAGGAAATCGGACTTACCGCCGCCACGCGCGCCGCCGAACATTAGTTCGCCAACGAACTGCGCTGCGGCTGCTAGTGACTGCGGGCCGGGCTGCGGCTCCCAAATACCGGGGCCTACGTTAGGCTTATCCCCAAGTACCGCATTACTAGCAGAAACGATGCTCACGGACGGTAGGCCCACACCAGTATGGCCAACAGTACCATGCCGACGAACACGCTCATACAGATACCGCTTTTAAAGCCATCATTCCAAGCGACTTGTTCGCGTATCGCGGCTTCCGCACGCGTGATAAACTTGTCCCGAAACCTCTCAGTCATAGCGCAATACCTCCAAAGTCATGTACAGGCGTAACGTCCACGTACTCAGCCTCTTCCGGCGCTGGTAGCTGCGCAGGCGGCGGGGCCAGAGTACGCTCTTTCATGGCCATCCACTCTTCGTAGTTCGACGCGCGCGGCATGACATTGGCGATATTCACCGTGATGCCACCACCTACGGCCTCAGCCCCCGGCTTGAACTCGTCTATCTTTGCCTTTAAAAGCGTCTGTAGTAGGCCGTCCGAATAGTTGGTCTTCGTACCCACCACATCGCCTTGGTAGTATACGTCTTCCTCGACGCCGTTGACCGCCCGCTTGATCGCTGCGCTCACGAGGCCCTGAGTACCAACTTGCTCGGCTTCTTTTAGCCGGTCGCGTACCTTCGCGTCGTCCTTGAGCCAAGTACGTACAAAAATCAGCGACACACCGACAGCTTTACAAGCCGCCAGCATATCGCCGCAATTCTGCTGTAGTTCGGCCTCTAGCCGCTCTAGTGTCTGTTCGGTGCGCATAGAAAAACCCTCGACAGCCCGTTAAAGCCATCGAGGGTTCTTTTGTCAAGCCACTAGACTAGCTGCCAGTGGTACCTTGAAAGGAGCAGTAGATTGCCCCCGTCACGCTCGCGGTGACTGCCGCGAACTCCACCAGAGTGTTCGCAGTACTCTTGAGCGGCGGGTTGAAGTTCAGCGTGAAGCCGCCCGTCAGGCCGCCGGTACTGATCTTGCTGCGCCACATGGCCGTACCCGCTGCACCGTCGCGCAACTCGATCTCCGTCGCAGTGCCGAGGGCTTCCGACCAGCACTCGCCCGACCAGATGTAGTTGCGTACGCCCGCGCCCGCTGCGGCTGTGACCGTTTGACCAACCGTAGTATTCAGCAGCCCGCCGGTCGGCGGAGTATACCGCCAGAATGACGCGGACAGCCCCGGCAGCGTGACCGTACCGTTCGCGTCCCCGCGCTGGCGATCCCAGTTGGTGCCGTTAAATACGCGCCCGCCAGAGTATACGTTGAGCGCCACGGGCGCGGTCTGGTTGTCCGCAGCCACCTGCGAAACGGCTGCTATGGTGCCCGAACTGATGATGGATACGCCAGTACCCTGCTTCGTGCTGCCGGTTGCCGCCTCGGTGTACGTAGTCACGGTCTGCGCATACGCGGAGGTAGTCAGGTTGGCGAATGCGAGCGCGGCAAGCGCAAGAATGTATTTCAAGTACTTCATTGTAATGGTTCCCTATTTGCTAGCTGGGGACTGAGTGTGTGGGGTTTGTGCCTGAGTTTGTCAAGGCCCGTGGTCGCCTCAGCAAGTAATATACTTTAAGGCCCGTACTTAACTTTCCCGAAATAATTTACAAAAATACTAACCGTAAAGTACGAAACATGATGTACGAAATGAAAAGTACAAAACATGATGTACGAAATGAAAAGTACGAAACATGATGTACGAAATGATTTTAAAAAATATTGTTGCACTAGTATCATGTACAAGTACACCCCGGCCTGCCGCTCGACCCGGTGGCGGGGCGAACAAACCCAGAACGAAACGGGAACAGACGGGGAACAAACGGTTTGGCACGGTTCTTGCATGGGTACGGGCATTTAACATAATGGCACTTATCAACGCGGCACAAGCACTGAGCAAGTAGCTTTAAAGTATTTATCGGGGCGAAGTACTTTAAATCGGTTTGTTACAGTTATAGACCATGCATTCAGCCTATGCCCCCTGCCGCCTCAGTACTATTCGTTTAGTACTACTCATTTAGTACTTACGTCGTCCTTCCGTTTATTCATCCATACCCCTATGTATATATAGGCTTACTTCCCCTTATATAGTTGCAGAGGTCTAGGCTATTCTCAGGGGGTATAGAGAGGTGCTTGCTTATATAGACGTATCCATTTATTTACAGGATGCTGACACCTCGGGCTATGATTGAAGCCACTGAAAAGACAGCATAATTTGCCACTAGTGCCCTTGCTCCTCCCCGAACGGCTGAAAGCAGGCGCTTTGTTTGGAAAGGCCACCTCAAATGCCCCCTCCCCTTGCAACTAAACGCCGCCCCGCATTACCCCTTAGACCATGGCTTCGTAATACTTCGTGGGATATACTTGCGCGCGATACTGTATTGCATGTTGATCTATTCGCATACGCTGGCGCGGATACTCTATTTGCAATTCGGTACGCGTTCGGGGGGCAGAATGTTGTGGCCTGCGATTGGGTACGCCACAACGGGGAGTACTTAGCGGAATGCAATGCACCGGATGCATTGCCACCTGTACTGTATTGGGCGCGTGATACTAACGGTATCTTTGCCCCCGCCCATCGCGCGCTAGTCAACCGTGCGCAGCACAATGCTAGTACGCTATTGCATTCGCTTGGTACTAGCGCGCCCCTCTCAGTGCATTGCCATTACGTACGTGTGACCGACGCAACGCCATGGCCACGCGGGTTTGTGAACCATTACCGAGAACCGGGGAAGGCTGGCCAGACGCGCGCACCACGCAAGCCCCGCACGCTCCCCGCTCCCCTGCCAGTGCTCCCCGATTGGCTTTAAAGCGTTCGCGTGCGGGATATGATACTAATCGGAAAAACCGATTGAAACGCTATGTACTAATCGGTGGAGAACAAACCGTGAAAACGCGGAGATTGCCCCTTGCCATACTGCCCTAGCCTGAGAGTACGAACGCGCTCTAAGGTGCCCCTGAGGCGATTTTAGGGCATAACCGCTTTTGTTCTCATACTGGCGCGTTTCGGCGGGGTACGGGGAACAGGAACGGGTGCATTTAATTCCGTTTTTGCCGCTTTAAATCGGTTAACGTACTTGACCGGTCGCACGCGTGCTATAAAGAGAGGGGGACGCAACCAGAAACACACTCTAACCGGCACGGCCACCGCAACGGCCACGTTCTTTGACATAGTGAACCGGGGAACTGCTTAGTTCCCATTGCATACGGGGGAAGCCCCGCGCGCAATGGAAACTAAGCGGGGAAAGCATATGCCTATTATTGAATACTTTGTCGCACGTATCCTGTTTCGTATCCTGTTGCGCATTGCAAAGCGGGATAGCGAACGCGCGGAAGCGTACAACGCAAACCGGGACGTAACCGGATGGGACATACAGATACAAATCGCGCTTAATGCGCGCGCCGGGCGATCTGTTGCGCGGTTGAACGACTTCGCCACGTATTGCTAACAGTTTTTAAGATAGGGCAGGAACGCTTTAAAGCCTGCCCTAATTTAAACACTGCGACACTAACCGAAAGGAATGCACTATGTCTGAATATCTGCACAATACGCGCGAGGATTGGCTTAACGCGTTCATTGACGCCACGCGGGATCGTTTCGACGAAATTAACGCGCCCCTTCCCATGAACGTGCGCGTTGCCGTGGGCTTCACTTCGCGCGGCCTCAAGGGTTCGCGCATCGGCGAATGCTGGTCGGATACTGCCAGCGACGATGGCCATTTTGAAATTTTCATTAAGCCTACGCTAGAGGGCGAAGCGCGCATTTGCGACGTTCTCACGCATGAATTGGCACACGCTGCGGCGGGGCTGCAATCTGGCCACGGCCCTGCATTCAAGCGTATTGCGACGGCACTTGGCCTAGAGGGCAAAATGACCGCCACCGTGGCCGGACAGACTTGGTACGATTGGGCGTTGCCAATCATCCAAAGCCTAGGGCCGATGCCATACGGGGCTTTAAAGGGCGGCTTGAGTACTTCGCGCAAAAAGCAAAAGACAGCGCTGCTTAAGGTGGAATGCCCCGTGTGCGGCTTTCTGGCGCGTGTGACCGCTAAGCATATTGCGCCGCATACGCACCTGAACTGCCCCGTGCCGGATTGTGACGGGGTACTTGTGACCGACGATGGCGACGGGGAGGGCGAGTAATGGGGCAGGACAACAGGCAATACCGAGTGCTTAGGTACTCGGGCTTTCGTCGACAGTGGGAAGCCTTCAATTTCGGCACGTACGGGGACATAGGGCAGTTTTCCGCCCCCCGCGATAAGGCGCAAGCGTATCTGGAAGCCGCGCGTAAGGGCTGGCCGAACGATAAGTTTAGGATCGAACCGATTTAGCAGTTTTTTGGATAGGGCAGGCAAACGCTTTAAAGCCTGCCCTAACTTAAACACTGTATGACACCAAGGGGACAAACCATGCTTATGTCAGATTACCTTGCACAAGTAGAGAACGCGCACGGTCGCCGGTTTATTGATCCAGCCGATACGGTATCTGGTCCCGTGCGCAGCGCGCTCGAATTGCTAGCCGTTAGCGCTGGCGTGGCGGCTGGCGTGGCCAGTGCGGCAACGTCGCGCGAACTGGTCAATCTGTACTCAGTGGCGCGCAAGTCTGAGCCTTCGTCGCGTGCTATCGCGGATAAGATTAACGCGCGCTACGGGCAAGGGCGCGTTGCCGAAAACAACGTAGGCCCGTCAATGGAAGCAATAAAAGCCGCTTTAAAGGGTATGATTGCTGAACAGTCCGCCAATACCGTATCGCGCCAAGTGTTTGACCAGTGGGCCGATACCATGCAGCAATCGGTGGACACTGAGACAAAAACGCTTCGCGCGCTACTGAATGAGCGTTTCGATAGGGAAGCCGAATACTCGCGCGAAGTACTGCAACAAACCTGCGAAGTGCTGCGCAAATCCAACATGGAAGCGATAAGCGCTGCACTCGCCGATATGATGCCGACGGTACTGCATATTCAAAAGCCGGATATGCCAGCGCCTCAACCGTTCGGGATAGTGCATTACGCGTTGCCGCGTATCGTTAAGGCGCTGCAACACGGCTTGCATGTATACCTGCACGGACCTGCGGGGAGCGGCAAAAGCACTGCGGGAATGCAGTGCGCCGAAGCGCTCGGGCTTCCGTTCTATTGCGTGGCCAAGGTAGAATCCGAGTACCTGTTGCTCGGGTTCCGGGACGCACGCGGGGAGACGATCCGCACACCCTTTAGGGAAGCGTACGAGAACGGTGGCGTTTTTCTATTCGACGAAATGGATGGTTCGAGCGCTGGCGCTATCGTCGCAATGAATATGGCGCTGGCAAACAAAGTATGCCCTTTCCCCGATAAGGCGGTACCAATGCACGAAAACTTTAAATGCATTGGCGCGGGTAATACTAAGCTATCGGGCGCTACTCGGCAGTACCAAGGGCGCAACAAACTAGACGCCGCCAGCGTTAATCGGTTCTATTTCATCGAATTTGGGTACGACGAAGCGCTTGAAATGGCGATTGCCCCCGACAAGGGCTGGTGTGCGCACGTACAGTCAATTCGCAAGGCCGCTACCGAACGGGGGCTTTCAGACTTGCTTATCACACCACGCGCCACGTTAGACGGCGCAAAGGGGCTGGCAATGGGCGATACTTGGGAGCAGGTAGAAGAAGCCACTATGTTCAAGGGGCTTGATACCGACACTTGTAACCAACTACGCGACGCCGCTAGCCTATTTGCTTAACAGGAGTACAGACAATGCAGGAACGCTTTAAAGGCAAAACTGAGCAGTACTTTTTTAACACTCTCGCCGAACTGGCGCGGTGGATCGAGAACACACCGGCAACGTGGCGCGCGAAGTCTAGCGCTAGTGCCAACTACGGCAATTCGTGGGATTTGGGCGTAGGGTACGGCAAAGCGTGGACCATGGCACGCAACGGGTGGAACGAGGGGGCGCAACGCGCGCAAGCCGCTTTAAAGGCTTTCGCCCCCCTTACGCCTTCGCCCGATGAACGCACCGACTTCTACGGACACCGCCCGCACGTTGCACGGTTCTGCGCAGGTGCGCCAGATAGTATGATCCGCCACGAACCGTGCGCCGACAATGGCTCAGGCAAGGTACTAACGCTTGTCGTCAATATCAGCGTGGATTGCTCACAACGCGCGGCAAACGTCGCCAACTATGGCCTAGGTATCGCCCAATACGTTAACCAACTGGAAAGCGACGGGATACAATGCGAAGTGATAGCCGCTTGCGTACAATCCATAAGCGGCAAGCGGGTGTGCTTTTCGTGGCGCGTCAAAGGCGCTGAGCAGCCCCTAGACCTTGCTAACCTGTCGTTCGCCATCGGACACCCTGCAATGTTCCGTCGCATCTGCTTTGCTCTTATAGAGCGCTGCAAGGCGCGCGAATGCAGCGTTTACGGATACCCTGAGACGGTCAAGGCAAGCGACGTGATTAACGCGCCTATCGGTACCGTGGCGCTAAACGGGATCAATGACGCCAACACTAACGCCGCTACGCCGCAAGCCGCGTTAGACCATATCGCGCGGCATATTGAAACCGCCCTAGAGGCTATGGAGTACGCGCAATGAAAACACTTAGCGAAGTACTAAACGAGGAATGTTGCAGGGCGCGCGGGATCAATGGCAGTGAAAGGCTAATGCTTTTCAGTGTCATGGGTGACGCCTATTACCAACGCGCGCCGGATACGCATTTGGCCACGCTGCGGTTTATGGCCAAATGCGATTGGGTATTGGCGGGGTACCGCTTTGCACAAAGGGGGCAAAAGTGATGATTGCTTTAAAGATATTCGCCCTAGTCGCTGTCACGCTGCTAGGCGTAGGCGCTGGCGCTGTCATTTTCGGTACGTGGGCGCGGTACCGTGCGCAGTGGGCCGAACTGGAAGGGGAGCGCAAGCGCCTTAATCCGTATAGGGACAGGATCGACCATGAATAGGCAAGATACAGCACGCGCCAACGTACGCGCCAGCCTGATAGCGCAAGGTATCGAGCCGCACAAAGTCGATACTATGTTCCGTGCGCACGAGCGCCTTTCGCGCCTATTGGACAGGGAGAACGAACGCCTACGCAACGCAAGACTTGCCCCGATGCTACAGGAACATGCGGACAGGCAAGCTGCAAGCTTTAAAGATAGCTTGCACCACCCGGTCCAATGGGGGGCCGATCAGTACAAATGCTCGACCTGCGCCCGTATATGGGATCGCAACGAGGAACCGCCAGAAGTCTGCCAAGGGAGCAACTGACATGTTTTTGATAACTTACGACGACATGGACACACGGGTATTAGAGCATACCGACGCCGCGCAAGCGTACGAGGAAGCGGAGAAATTCGCGCTACTCGGGTACGCAAACGTACGGGTATGGCTGCTCGCCCGTAGTGTGACGTTAGAGCCTCGCACAGTCTGGCAAGACCACGCCAAGGGGTTAACCGCGCATATCGCGTCCCTCACCGTGCCGCAGGGGCGAGATGCTTAGCCCATGCGTACGGTGCAGTCCTTTAAAGTGCGTACTAGGTGCGCGTAACGAGGACTGCCTAGCGCCGTATACGCAGCTACGCGCGATAGGTAACAGTGCCGGGGGGTTTGCTAACGCGCCTCCCGGCTGCTGGCGTTCGTGGTCATGGGCCGAGAAGCTTTTCTATGATCGCCAAATACAACGCTCTGGCCTAGCGCCCAAACTCCCCGACATACTTTAAAGGTGATGTATGACGCCAATGATGCAAGCCGACCAGATAGCCCAAGAGTTCAACGCAACCGCTGAACGCAACTACTGGCGCGCGGCTATCGCGGGGACGCGTACCGCGCCAACGGTCAATTTCAATTCGCGTTCGTCAATGGTCCAAATCACGTACTACCCGCTTTCGGGCGCGTTCACCCTTACGTTCAACCGCGCTAACTGCTCGTTCGGCGACTTCGTGGCCAGCGCCTTTCGATCCCTCTCGCAGGTGCTACAGGCGCTCAAGGCGGCGGGTATGGACATTGACGCGCCGCTTGACGATAACTGCACTATGCGCATGGCCTACGATGGCGCTACCAAACAGACAACCATCCATATGGCCAAGTCTGCATCTGACTGGACAGACGTACTGCCGCTTAGCTTTAAAGTACCGGAAGAATAATTTCGCATCGTATCTTTTTCCTGTTGACACGTACCCGACAGGCTGTATTCTGGACCAGTCGAAAGCGACAACGAAACAACCCCCAACTGCGGAGCCTACCCAATGACCGATACCCCCGAAGCCGTCGCCGCCCCAGTCGCGGACACCGTGCTGGTTACTGAATTTCCGAACCTCCCCGGCGCGCGTTCCATCGACTGCGCAGCCATCCCGGCAAACGTCCGTCTCGACTTCCTCAAGAACGCCGTGCGCGGCTACGCCGCCAACCGGCTGAACTCGGCCACGCAGCGCTACGCCAAGGATGAAACCGTCCTTGCGTGGGACGCGTACAACAAGGCCACTGCTGCCGACCCGCTGCAATCCGTCGTCGCCAAGCCGGAAAAGCCGCTGCCGGCTGCTCCCGACCTTGAGGACGTACTCAGCCGTGCCATCGCCGATCTCACCTCGGGCAACGTACGCAAGCAGGGCGACGGTACCAAGGCGCGCGTTACGGTCGATCCGCTGACCAAGCTGGTCACTGATACTGTGGTCCGCGAAGTCCACAAGTCGAAGTCGGCCACTGATCCGAAGTACACGTTCCTCAAGGCCAAGGCCGATGTTGGCGCGGATGGCATCGCATACCTGAACGCCACCATTGCCGCCAAGGTCGAAGCCGCCGAAGCTGCCGTGCCGGGTTCGGGTGCTGAACTGCGCACCGCGCTCGGCAAGATGCTCGAAACCCGGTACTTGGCACCCGCCAAGCAGATGCTCGGTATCTCGACTACCAAGGCGCAGTCGGCGCTGCCGTCGATCCTGTAAGCCCCTCGGGTCGCACTGAGGGCGGAAAGGCCGGGGTACCCGTACTACCCCGGCCTTTCTCATATCTGGCGCGTACGGAAACTTTAAAGTATCTGGCAAGGAGTACGCAATATGGCAATCTACCCTCCCAAAGACATTAGCCCCGGCACTGCGACTATTTTCAAGCTGGTCATTGGAAACGCCGCCTCGGACTTCCGTAAGCTGCTGGACGTACACGAAGCAGGGAAGCTATGCGTCAGCGTCGGCGCAGATATGCTGGCGTCGGGCTGCGGCGATAGTGAGGTACGCCTTGAAGAATTGATCGCTGATGCGCAGAAGCATTTGGCTTCGCAAGCGCGCGAAGCCTTTAAAGTCATGTGCAAACTCGGCCTCAAGTAAGGAGTACGTCGCATGATTTGGTTCCTTGCGCATAGCGGCATATCGCCCGAAGTACTTGGCATTCTTCCGTCGTTCCTATCAAGTATTGATCCCCGCCCCGCTGCCGAACAGATTGCAGAAAAGTACTGCGGCGGCTGGGACGCTTTAAAGGGCTTCACCCGCGATGCCGAAAGCCTTGCGCTCGGGTACGCTGGCGATCCGCCGATGCTCCCCGTTGCGGTGACTACACTACGCGACGAACGGATATACTTGTACGAGTACGGCTGGACTTGCATTGTACAGCCCGATGGTTCGTTTGAAGTCGCGCGGCTATCTTGACGGCGGGGGTGTTTGCTGGCAATGGGCGCTTGCCTGTTGCTCTTGCCAGCGACACACCGGCCCCGCCAAGGGCCAAACGAGAGGCCGCTAGGGACACCCGCCCTAGCGGCCTTTTTCGCGCCTGAGCGCCCCGCAGGCGGGCCAGACGGAGGGCTTGACACGGGAGCCTTTCGGGGTCTACCGAGTTCGCGGCAAGAGAGGGCGTTGGCACGCTCTAGGGTTTTTAAGGTGTGGCGGGGGTCGGGTGCATCAACATGATTACAGCGAACTAGAACGCTCCCTATCTGCATTCGTGCAGCCGGGTGAAGTATTCGAGGTTAGGCTTATCCATTCCAGCAAGCGACGGATTGACGCGGGGTACTTTGACCACCCGGCGCACGCCGCTACGGCTATATGCGCTTTACAGGACTCGTATCAGGGGATATACTTTACCCCGAATCCCGTAGTTCCTGATCTAGCAGCGCGTTCGTACAACCGCATTAGTTCATGGGCGCAGCTAACCACGCTAGACGGCGACGTACTAGAGCGGCGATGGCTACTCGTGGACGTTGACCCAGATCGACCGGCGGGTATCAGTTCGACCGACGCTGAGCGGGAGAACGCCTTTAAAGTAGCCAACTCCGTAGCCAATATGCTCGAACTGGAAGGCTGGCCGCGCCCGGTCATAAATTCCAGCGGCAATGGCTGGCACCTCATGTACGCGATCAAGGAGCCTAACAATGAGTTCGTACGCGACGAGATTGCTAAGTTCCTCAAGTGTCTACACGCTCGCTTTAAAGCCGACGGGTGCAGCATCGACGTTGTTAACTTCAATGCCGCGCGCATCTGGCGCTTGCCCGGTACGTGGGCACGCAAGGGGGACAATATCCCTACCCGGCCTCACCGCAAGGCCACAGTATACCAAGCGCCTACCGATATTTGCAGTCGAGTGGAGTTGGCTTCGATATGCCAGTTCAACCAACGATATTCCCACTTACTCGGACCCGGCCAAACTAATACGCAAGCAGGCGTAGCCAAGCACAAACAAGAGTACCCCGACGACGAGAAGAAGTACCGGGGCCTAAACGAACAAGCCATGAACCGGCTTAAAGAATGGGTTCCAATACTATTCCCTACTGCTCGCGAGTACAAACAGGGGTACCGTGTTGCCAGTGCCGATCTAGGTCTAACCTACGAAGAAGACTTGGCAATACACCCGTGGCCCTTGGGTATTAAGTATTTTGGCTTTGCGGACCAAGGCGACAAGACCGAAGGTCGCCGTATGCCCATCGGACTAGTAGCGGAGTTCTGCACAGATGGCGACAAGGACGCCGCAGCCCTCAGACTATCGGACCTTTTAAAGGCGCCGCTTACCGAGTTCAGCCCACTGGTCGGCGCAGGTTCGCCGTCTAACCTAGGGCTTATGGACCTACCGGGAAGTACGGGACCGACCAAGCAATACGATTTCACTCGCGTACCGTCGATGGCTGATCTGCAACGGCGCGTATTTAAAGAGTTGAAATGGGTAATCCCAAATGTCCTGCCGACAGGGAACTTTTTGCTTGCAGCCCGCCCAAAAATGCGTAAAACATTCCTAGCGCTTCAATTGGCGTTGTCGGTGGTCGGGGGGCGCAAATTCCTAGACTGGCAGTGCGAGGAAGGGGACGTATTGTTTTTGGGCCTAGAGGACAACGAACGCCGTTTGCGTAGCCGTATCAAGCTGCTCCAAACCTTCGACCTCAACCCGCCCGATCTATCTGGTTTCAGGTACTGGACAGGTGGCGTAGATATTTCGCCGACTACTGGTAAGGCGTTCGTGTCAAACCCCGAAGAGGCCGCTAGAGCGTACTCCGCTTTCCCGAGAGGCGAACAGGGGGTAGACGCTTTAAAACGCTTCCACGACCAGTACCCCAAAACCAAGCTTTTTATTATTGACACGTACGCGCACTTCCGCGAACAGTCGAACAACCGGGACGTATACCAGCGCGACTACGACCAAATGATGCCGATTACTCGGTTCGCGTCGGAACGCGAAGTGTGTACAATTGTGGTACACCACGAGAAGAAAGGACTAGCGAACGCCGAAAGCGGCGATTTCATGGAGGACGTTTCAGGTACTACCGGTATTACCGGCGCTGTCGATGGCGTAATATCTATCAAAGGCAAGCGAGGTGTGCAGGCAGAGAACGAAGTACGCAAGCTACTTATATCAGGCCGCGACGTACCTAGAGACTTCGACATTGATATGGCATTTGATGCAGAACGGGGCGGCTGGTTGCCTGCCGTGCGTCAAGACGTACAAACAGCGATTTTGGAACTGCTAGTGCGCCACCCGTTCATAAACCAGCAGGAATTTTCGTCCCTGCTTCCTAGTGTTACCCGTACGCGTATCTCACAAGTCCTTACACATATGAAGTACGAAGGACAAGTGATCCAGAACAAGTTCGGGTACAGCCTTCCGAAAATGTCACAGGAGCTTTAAATGACCGGTATCCTCGAACAGATGAACGCTGCCGTACAGCAGCACACCGCCGAAATCGCGGCCCTCAAGAACGAAATCGCGGCCCTCCGCGCGGCAAGCACACAGACCGGCGCAACCGCTACCGGCCTCGGCGGCGGGCTGTCGCTCGGCGGCGGGCTGTCGCTCGGCGTCGATCCGAACGCTGCCGCTCAGGCCGCAGCACAGGCCGCAGCACAGCAGGCGGCGAACCAAGCATCGCAGGCGCAGAACGTCACGGGCGATATGATTACCGCCCTGATCCAGCCGCACGTTGCGAACGAAGCTGTCAAGAGCGCACTCGGTACCGAAATGCGCGCAATGGGTATCAATGCCCTTCCCGAGACGCAGCCGCACCAGTTCACCGAACTCTACCAGCGCTTCCAGCGCGTACTGGCGCAGTTCGCCGGCGGCGGTGTTCCGCAGAACTCGTCGATTATCTGACACCAGATTGGCGGTACTGGTTCCCTGACCCTACCAGTACCGCCAATACCATAGGGTCTAACAAAACGGGAGTACTTTAAATGACCCACGGAACAAACAGCTTGCTGATCGTTGAAGAAGAATGCGCCGCTGGCCGCACGGCCCCGCGTGTCTCGCTGGACGATATTACGAACGCTATCGAAGCGGTGTTCTATTGCGCAGGCTCGGAAATCCTCGAAGTCAGCGTGGATACGCCGTATACCGACGACCAGCACGACAAGGCGGGCCTTCTCACGATCTGCCTCGTAATGATGAAGAACGGCTTCACCATCGTCGGCAAGTCCGCGCCCGCTAGCGCCGACAACTACGACCCGATCCTTGGCCGCAAGCTGGCGTACGACGACGCCGTGCAGCAAATCTGGCCGCTGATGGGCTTCGCGCTCAAGCAGTACGTGTTTGAGACGGGACCGTACGGCGAAGTTGAACAGGACTTCCGCGAAGCCGACGCTGGCTGAACCTCAAGTACGGGAGTACTTTAAATGGAACTCGACAACAGCGCATCCGGTGTATACCGAGGCATGAAGGAACTCAAAGCGTGGCCTATGACACGCGGCGAGTACAACAACTATCGTACGTGGGTGCTTCCCGCGAATGAGGACGCCGGGGAACCGGGGTACTTGGTAGAGTACCTCGACGGCGGCAAGGCGAACGACGATCGCCATAGCGGGTATATCTCGTGGTCGCCTGCCGATGTGTTCGAGCGTACGTACTTCCAGCAGGACAACGCTGTCGGTGCTAACGCTCGCAGGGACAACGACTGGCGCGAACGCGAAGACCGGTGCTTTGCGCTAGATATGGCAACGCGTGGTTGCTACTCAGACTCGTTCGACGAATTGGTACTGAAGCGTGCCGCCGCGTTTGCCGCGTTTGTCGCTTCGCCGAAGACCGAAGAAGAGTAAGGAGTACGGGGCATGGCGACTGCACACGCAAAGAACAGAGCGCCTAGCGCGGCTAAGCGGTGGCTGTCATGCCCCTATTCCGCTTTCATCGTACCTATGTACCCGAACGACGAAACCGACGCATCTTTAAAGGGCGACTACTGGCACGAGCAGATGGAGGATATGGTTACGTACGGTACGCTGCCAGTAGCCATCGAACCCGACGTAGCCGAAGCCATGAGCGACCTGTACGCGTACGTTGTAAAGCGTGTCGCCGAAATGGGCGGGCCGGGTAAGGTCAAGATTTACGTCGAGCAGCAGCTTGACATACCCGAAACGGGCGAGTTTGGTACCGGAGATATTATTCTCGTATCAGAACGCGAAATCGAAGTAATTGATGAAAAGAGCGGTTACGTACCCGTTCATATCCGTATGAACCCGCAGCTTCTACTGTACTTGCTTGGCGCAATCGCAAAGTTCGGTACCCGCAAGAAGTACAAGCTGACGGTACACCAACCTAACTACGATCACATTGAGACGGCTATACGCTCGTACGATGCCACTGACGAGGACATTGAGTGGGTACGTAGGGAGATCAAGTACTCAATCGACAACGAAGACGAGTGTAAGGCAGGCAAGCACTGTAAGGAAACGTACTGCCCGCACCGTGGTACCTGCCAGCCATTTATGGATTACGTACAGCGTGATTTAAAGCTTGGATGGCACCCAAGCGAGGTTAAGGGTATCAGCGACGAAATGCTGTCTACGGCTCTTGACGCCTCCGACGAACTTTCAGGCTGGCGCAACGAACTACGCAGCGAAGCCATGCGCCGTATCGTCAATATGGATCGCAAGATTGACGGGTACAAGGTAGTCAAGGGTCGCCGCAACCGCGCCATATCTAGCCCGCTTCAACTGATTAACTCAGTATTCGAGCATATGGGGCGCGACTGGGTAGTAATGCTGTTTCCCGACGTATCGCACTGGATCAGCAGCCACGGTTTCCCTATCAAAGCCGAAGACAAGCTGCTAGGCTTCCTCGGTACCGCCAAGCACGTTGAGAACGTAATCAAGCAGTACGCCCGCCACAACAGCTTACCGCGTGGTGGGTGGAAGCAGATATACGACAACGTAGTCGGCGACTATATCAAGGAGCACAGTTCTGGCCTAACACTAGAAAAGGCCATCGACGGACGCCCGGCTCACAAAAGGGGCAGTGAGTTTGGTTCTTTAATGCCCGCCCCGTCACAAGATGTTACGATCATTTAAAGGGATTACGATTATGACGATCACCAGCCTGTACGCGAACAACGGCGGTAAGCCGATTTTCAAAGAGTTCCAGACGCCAGTATGGCAGTGCCCTGTCGGCAGCGGCGAAGGTATGTCCCCGAGCGGATGGCTGGGCGGCAAAATCGTACACTGCTACCACGACCAAGCGCAGGTACAGACCGACGACAAGACCAAGCAGCCGATCATTGACGAGAAGACCGGCGTAGCCAAAGCCGACTTTAAAGTCACGATGGCATGGCCCAAGCAGTACCAAGATACGCACCTCGTACCGTTTCGCCAGCTTGCTGCGGCCACGCGGGACGAAGCGTGGGGACCGGCGTGTTCGCAGGACCAATGGTTCCGCCTCGAAGCGTTCTTGCGCGACGGCGACAACCCCGAGCACAATACCAAGCGCCGCGAGTACCTGTTCAACCACGTATACATGAACTTCAAGGCGAAGGCTACGCCCGTGTTTGAGAACGACAAGTTCACGGGCCGGTACTCCGGCGCTCCCGGCTTGCTCGACGTGTACGGGGCTGATCTGCCTTCGACGGAACTGTACGCTGGCTGCTACGCCCGTATTTCCGGTATCCTGTTTGGTACCGAGTACATGGGCCGCAAGTTCGTGTCGTCGCGCCTGAACAATATCCAGAAGGTCGCGGACGGCGAGCGTATGGGCGGTGGTGGCCGTCCTGACGCCAAGTCGCAGTTCGACGCGCTGGCCGTACGCCCCGGCGGGCTTGGCTCCATCGGCGGTGGTAACGGGCTGGTCAACCTCCTTTAAAGTATCCCGCGTCTCCGAGGCCGGTAATTGTTCCGGGTACGCTGGCATACCGTATGGGTATTGTATGCCACCAACCTTGCAAGGAGTGAATACCATGGATGAAGCAACTTTTCAGGCGCAGATTGCCGGTACTGTCGAGCAGCGCGATGTGCAGGCGCGGCAGGTGTCGAACGGTTTCGTACTGGCCGGCAACCGTCGTTTCCTCGATCCGGGCACCTCGGCTGTCAAGCTGGCGCAGTCGGTCGAAGGCATCGCGGCGGACGCTGCGGGCGCTGCCTCGGCTGTCGCGTCGTTCCTGACTACCGGCGCGTTCTGATCCTAGGGGCAGTACTGTGAGCGAACTACGTACGCATTTGGACTTTGAGACGCGCAGCCTCGCGGACCTCCCGAAGGTAGGCGAACACGCATACGCGCGCCACTGGTCTACTGCGCCACTTATGCTCACTTATGGTACTGCCCCGAAGGGCGTACGGCCTACTTTTGAACTGATCGACTTTTTCGAGGAACCGAAGTATGCCGCGTCAGTATACCCGCAAAGTCCCTCCCCTGCGTGGACTATCTTTAAAGTCCCTTGTCCAGTTGCGATCCTTGACGCAATCGAAAGGGACGACGTATTCGTTGCGCATAACGCCCGCTTCGAGCAAGCCGTATACTACTATAAGTGCCATCTACAGTGGGGATGGCCAATGCCACGGCGATGGTCCTGTACCGCTGCGAGAGCGCGATATTTCGGCATTAGAGCGGGCCTTGAAGGAACAGCTAGCGACCTTGAGGTGGTTGCGCGAAAGGATGAACGCGGAAAGCAGTTCATAAACGACTTCTGCAAGCCGCGTAAGTATAAAGGAAGGAAAGCTGATGGTATCGTTAAAGACCTTTGGTACGAGCCGCACGAGAACCCGGAAGGCTGGCGCATCGGCAAGGAGTACTGCCTCACGGACGGCGAGGCGGAAGCTGACGTTGATGCAGTCCTTCCTGATCTACCACCATTTGAACAAGCGGCGTGGGATTGGGACTTTTCACTCAACGTACGCGGAATACCGATTGATATACAGTCTGTCGAACGGGCCATTCAGTTTTCCGACCATTTCACCGCTCGGGCGATCAATCGCTTTGAAGAGATTACGGCGCTACGGCCCACGCAGCGTGAGCGTGTACTAGAATACTTGCAGCAACGCGAGGAAATCGAAAACCTAGGGGACTTGCGTTCCAAGACTTTAAAGCGTCTTGTCGCAGCCGACTTCCCTGCGGACCTACAGGACGTAATCCAGATACGTCTGGAATGCTCGCTTGCGTCAATCAAGAAACTTGAAACCATGGTTCGCTGTACGGACAGTGATAGCCGTGCGCGCGGCGGCCACTTATACTGCGGAGCGCATACTACTCGCTGGTCGCACAAGCGTATCCAGACCGGCAATATGAAGCGCGGGAACGCCAAAGTACAAAAGGGAATGTTCGAGTTTCTGGACCATCCCGTATGGGGGCAAGCCGCCGTCCCGATGGGCCACAACGGCGGGCCTCCCTTGTCGATCCTAGACGACGCTGGGGACGCTCAGCTTGCCCCGTGGGCCGATCTGGCGGGATGGACGTTTATGCGCCCCCTGAGCGCCCTCAGCCAATCCATGCGGGGGTTCATTCGCGCCCGCGAGGGCCATAGGCTAGTCGCCGCCGACTTCGCCCAAATCGAGGCGCGGGTATTGGCATGGTTCGCCCGAGCGGACCGAAAACTATCTGCATTCCGCGATAAAAAAGACTTGTACGTGCAGTTCGCGTCTGTTATGTATAACCGAAGCTACGACGACTACTTCGAGATTGTCGATGGCAAACGGGAAGTAAAAGGCCCTTTAAAGTTTGAACGCCAAGTCGCCAAGAGCGCAGAACTTGGTTGCGGGTTCGGGCTAGGTGGGCCTAAGTTTCAGGAGTACTGCGATAACTCCGATATTATCATCGACCTCGATACTGCCAAGCGTACCGTGGAAACGTGGCGCGAAGACAACCCGGAAATAGTACGCCTATGGGCGCGTATGGAGGAAGCGGCTATAAAGGCCACTACTTATCCGGGGCAAGTTTTTGGGCTTGCGGGTACGGGTATCAAGTTCTATATTTGGGGTGTGGATACCGAGCGTTACTGGTTGGTATGCGAACTGCCTAGCGGAAGCTGCCTGCACTACTACCGCCCCAAAGTACAGCTTGTTACTAAGTGGGGCAAGCTGAAAGAGCAACTTACGTTCCGCAAGGAATGGAACGGGAAAAGCTACCGAGAGAGTACATACGGCGGCAAGATAACAGAAAACGCCGTACAGAAATGCGCACGGGATATGATGGTGGTAGGGGGTTTAAAGGCCGAGGCCGCAGGATACCACGCTATCATGCTCGTACACGATGAAGTCGTAACGGAAGTACCGATCGGTTTTGGTTCTAAGCAGGAACTATGCCAGCTTCTTTGCGATCAAGAGGACTGGGTAACTGACTGCCCAATCGAGGCCGAAGGCACCGAAATGGAAAGATACGGGAAATGAGTAAACCGCGCATACTGTTCGTATTCAACGAACCACACGACTTGCAGGAATTTGCAGAGCGTATGTACTTTTCGGTGGATGGCTCTCAGTATTTTCGGTCAAAATCAATTCTCGAAACCCCGAAATACCGATACTACCTGCGCATAGTTCGTACCATGGCGGATGCCTACCAAATGGCAGGTATGCCGTTTAAGACCGTAAACTACGGGTACGGCGAAAACTTTAAGGTAGACGCTAAAGTAGTGAACTACCTATCAGCACTTCAACGGGAGGTACAAGATGAAGAATACGTTTAAAGCGCCGGAACCGAAAGTCGCGGTACTGCGCATACCCGCAAGCGATTGGGACAACGCACCCGCAGGCGGGCAGCTTTTGTTCTTGATGCAGCAGATGCTATCGTTCATGGCGTCTCCGGCGTTCGTGGACTTCGAGGGCTTGCAAGTGCAGGTCATTGATACCCAGAACATCGCCAAGTGCCAAGTGGTGCTGCAAATCGGGGAGAAGCCCGGTAGTGGGCTGATCGAAGTAAACTAACCGTTGGAGGCAAGACAATGGGCAAGGCATTTAAACAGGGCGAAGCGTACGTAGTCGAACTCTCAGAGGACGAATGGTACGGGCGGGGTACGGATCAAGAGTACTTGAAAACCAGCTACTCCATGGCGGCGAAAGCAGCCGGTTGCAGCGGTATTTCGGTATTCGTCACACCCGATCCCGTGTTCCCTATGTGTGGCAAAGATAGCCGCCACCGCGTATGGGCGGTAAGCAGCAAGGCAAACTCCGAGAGCGCCTTTAAAGTCGCTGCTGTATTCACCATCGAAATCGACGCGAACAGGTACGCAGACCTCGCGCACGAAGGCCAAATGCGGCTTGTGAAGCGCGCCCGTGACGAAATCAACAAGTACGCCAAGGGCGTAGCTGGGCGGTACTCGATCATCGTCGGCAACCGCGAAGTCGAGAAGGGGCGGGTATGAGGGAAAAACCCGTAGAGGAACGCCTCAAAGACCGGCTTGAAAAGTACGGCTTTAAAGTCATCAAGTTGACTTGCCCCGGCTACGCAGGCGTACCCGATCGTATGATACTACGCCCGAAGTGGGCACCCGGTACGCCGTACTTTGTCGAGTGCAAGCGCCCCGGTAAGACCGAACGGCGGTTACAGGAACTCGTACGCGACGAATGGCGGGCGCGCGGCTGCACGGTACTGGACGTGTGTGACAGCTACGAGCGCGTCGAGGCCATCGTATACCAGCTTAATACGGAGGCCAAAGACAATGCCCTTCAAGTATAGAGTGCGCATGAGCTGTCTGCAATGGTTTGTACGGGTCTACGACAAGAGCGGTAACGAGATACTCCCCCAAACGCCATACAGCAGCTACGAAGCCGCCGTACACGCTGCTCAAGCGGCGGGCCTGTTCGATTGGGATAAAATGAATGCTGCCTGATCTATTCGCGCCAATGCAGGTACAGCCCGATACAGAGGACAAGTACCGTATAAAGGACGGTGCGCGTATGCGGGGGTATCAGCTACGTGCCGCCCATAAGCTGTTTACCGGCGAACTGCGCCGCAACCCCGCCACGGGCTTTAAAGAGGGTCCAGAAGTAGACGGTACGGCGGTGCATATTGACCCCGGCTTGGGGAAAACCATCGTGGGGCTTACCGCCGCAGCGGAGTGGTTCAAGTGGGGTATATGCACGAAGCCGGTACTCGTCGTTGCGCCAATCAAGGTATGTGAAACCGTATGGCGTCAAGAGGCCCGCGACTGGTCGCATACGCGCCACCTCACGTTCCAGCTAATACGCGGTAACGAGAAGGAACGCGCGTTCGCCGTCGCTCGCCCCGCGCATATCCACCTGATAAACCCGGAGTTGCTGCCATGGCTGCAAAAGCATATACGGGCCGACTGGCTCGCACACTACGATGCATTGATAATAGACGAAAGTTCCATGTTCAAGGACAACCGTACGAAGCGGTTCCGGGTACTGTCGAACTACGGTACTCGTGTGGTCCTCAAGGGGCCGGATGGGAAGCCTTTAAAAGATCCGTTGACGGGGCTAAACGTCATAACGCCGCCGCCGCGCTTCAAGCGTACCGCCGTACTTACGGGAACTCCCTCGCCTTCTGGCCTGCAAAACTTGTGGTCCCCGTTCTACCTACTGGATCACGGCGCTAGGCTGCACCAGTCCTTTGATACGTTCCAAGGCCGCTTTTTCCACAAGACGCAGCAGGTAGCAGCGCACGTACACAAGTACGATCTTAATAAGGAAGAGGACGAGGCCCGTCCCGAATGGCAAGTACGGCAGGGCGGTCAAGAGCGTATCCACGAACTTATCGCCGACATTACAGTCGAACTGAACGCAGAGGACTACGGGGTACTTCCGAAGCAACTGCCACCCTTTAAACACTACATAGACTTGCCCGAGGAAATCAAACCGCATTATCGGCAACTCGAAAAAGAAGCCGTATTTGAAATGCTCGAAAACCCCGTCATAGCGGTGAACGGCGGGGCCAAGTCTAATATGTGCTGGCAGCTATGCAACGGGGCGATATACACGACCGACGAACGCGGCCAGAAAGACTGGAAAGAAGTACACACGGCCAAGATAGATAAGCTAGTCGAAGTAATCGACGCGCTAGACCAACACTGCTTGATACCGTACCATTTCAACCACGACCTAGAAAGGATCGTGGCGCGCTTTAAAAAGGAAGGCATTCCGTATGCGGTACTCAAAGGCAAGAATGCTGAGAGAACTATTGATAGATGGAATGCTGGGGGTATCCCTAACCTACTTATCCATCCTCAAAGTGCTGGCCACGGTCTTAATCTACAGTTCGGCGGCCATAACCTCATATGGTTTAGTACTATATGGAGCCTTGAACGGTACCTGCAAACTAACGCGCGACTTGCGCGCTCAGGGCAAAAAGAGGTTGTAAGTATTCATGTTATCATGGCTCGCCATACTACCGACGAAGTGCGGTATAATTCGTGGTTCGAGCGTGGCGACGAAATGACGCGTTTCCGCAACGCTACGCTCACGTACCAGCGACAAATGGGGCTTGATATTAACTCGGTACCCGAACTCCCGTCTCGTTGCTCTTTTGGGGGAATCGTACTATGAGCAAGATGAACTGCGATACATGCAAGTGGTTTAAAGCTACCACAGATTCAGGAGCGGGTATCTGCCGCAGGTACCCTCCTAACCTAGAAGGCTTGCGACCGTTTGTCATGCAGACGGATTTGTGCGGCGAGTACAAGTACTGCCTCGACAAATGATACCATTTAGGGAGTTCGTACCGAAGTACCTAGACGGGTCTATTGCCGAGGATGCTACGTGGCGGTCCTACGACATTGAGCGTATGGCAGTACGCACAAAGGCAATGCAGGCTTTAAAGACCCTTGGGTACCCCGCAAACACTTTCGGATTGGATCAGGCCAGATGCGACTACGGCTTGAACCACGCTTCGCAGTCGCAGCTTATGCTGGCGCTTTGGTGGACTTGGGCGCAACTTGCCCTAGGCGAAGTCAAGCGCGGTATACTACGAAAGGACGGAAAATGAGCAAGTACGGAGACTTCAACGCCCACGCCAATCTGCACTGCGGGCTTATGGACCTTTTGGCAAACTACGGGTATTCAAGCCTGCGCCCTCAGCATTCCACAGCCCTAAGTCAGATACTCTTTAAAGTGGCTGGTCTAGTGACCGGCGATACCGATAACTCGGAAACATGGGCGGATATTGCGGCGTACGCGAAACGTGGCGAAGAAAGCTGCATCAACAACGACCCCCGCCAAGGCGTGTTTCCGATCAGTACTGACCCGTCATCTTTCGAGAAGGCGACCGAACCCGTACCACGGGCTGTCCCCTTATGGGGTTCCCCGGTAATGCAGGAAGTGACTACGGGGGCAGTATCGCTGCACTGTACGCGCCATCCCCATGTCCTCCTATCGCCCCGCCACGACTGCCCGATTTGCCGCCACGAGGCCAGCCCAGCATCCGGCTAATCCGGGCAGGGCTGGCCGCAGGACGCGAAAAGGGCGCTAGGGGACCGATGACCCTAGCGCCCTCTCTTTTCGCGCTCACGGGAGGACGGGAGGGAACCCGGAGCGACGATCAGAGCTTGTTCGGCGCGTACAGGCTGACGACCTTGGCCACCTTCCGTACGAAGCCGGGAAAGCCGGTTGCGCTATCCGGGATAGCCTTGCCGACGAACTGAGCCACAGCGTACACGGCCAGCAGGCCAGCAGCGGCGGTAGGTGAAAGAAAATCCATGGTATACTCCCTTAGAGTGTGCCACCGTTCTGAAAGTACGAAAGCGGATGACCCCCCGTATGCTGGAAATGTGGCATTTCCTTGAAGGTCTTCCATTCGTACGCCCACTCGAAACCGTGCGCTTTAAAGATCGCAGCGATTTCGCGCCACTCGTGAGCCTTACCGGAGAAATCCGGCTTTCCGTTCACGAGTGGGTACAGGTCGAGCGCCACCCTGTACTGGTGAAGAGACTGCCCGGCCTTGGCATTTGTGACCTTAGCCCCCGGCTTGGTACGGCCCTGCGCGTACAACGCATCCTGTTCCGCGCCGCTCCTGTACGTGCAGGTAATCAGCAAGTCAAGCCCGTGGCGTCGGCAGTCCGCAAGCGCGTCCTCAGCCATTTTGGCGACAACGGGTACCAGTTCGCTTAGAAGCCGTCCCATACTCATTCCCCTTTACGTATGGCTTTCCAGATATTGTCGCAGGTTTCCCGTATATGGTTAAGCTGCTCTTTAAAGTCGTCCTTGGTAACGTAGTGCTCCGGTACCCTAACAACGTGGTCGTTGTGCGACTTCGCAAGGTCTTTGTGGGATTGCCACAGTTCCTTAAACAGAAAGCCAAGTACCGCCAACAGTACGCCAAGAACTATATTGAATAGCTGCTGCAAGTCCACTGAAACCCCCGGCCATGACCTTTAAACCGCTAGAAAAGCCTATAAACAAAGGACGTAGCGATAGTCAAGAGGACTGGCAGAACCATGTCAGTGACCGAGTGCAAATCCCATACTCGCAGGTCGAACGCCCCGAATAGCGGCATATTGGATCGCTTGTGGAAGCCGTATCTTTCGATCCAGCGGTACTCTGCTTGCGCGTGTTCGCGGCCTAGATAGAAGGACGCTGCGGCCACACCGTACCACGGATTATGTGTCAGCCCGATAAGAGCAAGCTGCACCAAAAGCGAGAATAGCGGGTGTTTCCAACCGATCATTTAAAGCACTCCTTACGCGAATACCACGGTTTTGGTAGCGCCTGAAAGCGTACCGAATGGGTTGCCTACGGGGAAAATCCAGGACCATACAGTGTGGCTACCCGACAAAGTACCGTTGGGTACCGTAGCGGAAGCCCTTGTGAATACCGTACCGTTAATGGTAACGCTGGTCCAAGCTACCCCCACGGCGTTGCCGAAAACCGAGACAACTACGTTATCAATACTTAGGAAACTATCAATATTATAGTCAGCGTCACTTAGCATCGCGCCACCGATAGCCGTGATACCCAGAAGCGGCGGTGAACACGACCCTACGCTGGCCAAAGCAGCAGTTTCGACTGCGGTGTTTACGAAACCGTTATACGCTACAGTTCCGCTGTCGGTAGTATTACCCGTGGTTACTACAAAGCTATTGGTAGTAGTCACTCCCGATCCTGCCAAAGCGCAAGCTACGCCACCCATTACGAAAGCCCCGCGCCAGAGACGAACCAAGTATCAGTGGCGACCTTTAAAAGGTTGCACAATCCACCGACCGCCAGAGAACGGTTTCCGGTAGTACCGGTACCCGCCCATTTCAGCGTGACGCCAGCGCCCTGCGTGATCGTACGAACGCCAGAGCCATCGTTGACGACAGGGATCGTAGTACCGATAGGGAACGCCACGGACGAGTTCGGCGGGATAGTAACCGAGGCTGCGCCACCAGTGCAGTATACATGGCGTCCCTGATCGAGCATTATGAGCGTATACGCGCCCGCCTGCCCGTTCTGCGGAATGCCTTTATAGCCAATAGCGTTTGCGAGATCGCTCGAACTGATCTGGCCGAAACTATCAATAGAAAGCCGCGTATTGCCATTTGTGTTGAAAGTAATAGCACCCGTGCCCGCTGCGATAACCTTGACATTGGCATTCGTACTACGGCCCTCAACGAGTAGCGTCGTAGTAGCGTTATCCCAATACAGAGCACCATGGCCGCTAGAAGGCCCACCGAGTTCGATCAAGCCGCCCGTAGTGCCGTCGTATACAGACAGCGTACGCCTACCGTAGCTTTCAAGAGGCGCGGTACCCCCCACCATGAAGTCGCCGTTCGGGGCGATCCGGGCTTTTTCGGTATTGTTGGTATGGAGTAGAAGCGGGATATTTGTCTGCGATCCGAACCCCGCGTACGTAGCGGTACTGCCCGCCGCCATAAGAAAAGCGCCACCAGCGTCGAAGCCGTTTACTTCCCAATACGCCGTCGCATCCGTACCGGCCCTCCATTGCGGCGTACCACTCGCTCCGGCGATACGCATACGGTATCCAGCGGGGTTGGTAGTTCCAACGCCTACGTTACCCGAACTGTCAATACGTAGGGCTTCCGCAGAGTTCACGAGGAACCGTAGCGGCGACGTACCGATAGAACGAAGATTGACAGTACCCGCCGTATCCGCGTAGAAATCCCCGGAAACAGCCCCACCCGTGGAGCGGAATACACCACCGCTAGTATTGCTTGCGTGAATACTCGAATAACCTGCGCCGTAGTTGTTAGGCGCAGTAGTACCAACACCGACGTTACCATTGCCGTCTATACGCATTTTCTCAGCGCCGTCGATATACCACTGCCAAGAGCCGGATGCACCGGCGGTATACAAAGACCCCGCCTTAGAATCCGTATAATTATACGGTAGAGCGAATGTATTGACATTGCCGGTACCGGCGGAGGGTCCGACACCCCAATTCTTCCCCGATACGTTGCTATCCGACAACATAAGTATGTTGGTAACCGTGCTATCGCTCCGTATAGTGAAGCGATTAGACATACCAGACGAAATACCGACACCCACACGGTTAGCGGTATCTACGCTCATACCTATACTACCGGCTACGCCTAGGTCAATACCTGCGTCGCCACGTATGCGGAGGGCATCAGCCGCAGACGACCCGAATATACTGTTAGTACCGATATACGCTTTGATTACGTCCGCCGAATTACGCATGGCGAATTGCCCGGCACCCGCGTCCTTCACAGTAACCCGACCGTCTGTACCCGACGTTCCCACGGATACGTTGCCACTGGCGTCGATCCGCGCGCGTTCGGAACCGAATGTTTTAAAGACCAGATTATTGTTGGTGCTTACGTTAACTTCGCCGTCATTCGACCCGTTGACGCCGACGTACAGATTGCCGGTAGTACCCTGAAAACGGCCATAAGCCGCCGCAACGGCGGTAAGTACGTGGAACTTCTCGGACGGCGATGCGGTACCTACGCCAAGGCCACCAAGCGTCGAAAGCTGCCCGGTGAAAGCACCCGCGCCGGTAGCTGCCAGCGCGCCGTTTAGCTGAATACCGCCGTTGTGCGTAGTAAGCGCTGTAAAGGTACTAGCACCCGTAACGCCTAGCGTGCTGGAAAGCGTAGTAGTACCGGTAACAGCCAGATTGCCGGATACGGTACCATTGCTGCTGATTGTTATAGCGCCATTGATAGCTGCGCCAGTACTGTTTGCAGTGATGCGCTCCACGCTGCCCGCAGACAGCGCCACCTGCCCCGCCGCAGGCATGAATAGGCCGCTCGTAGTATCCGTATTGAACCGGAAGGCGGGGCTACCCGCAAGGCCATTCCCGGCGTTCGTGATAGTGTTCGTACCGAGATTGACGTTCCCTGTCATCGGTACGATGCCAGAACGCATAAACGTCTGGTTCATAGCCGCCGAGAAGTTGTCGAACTCGCCGTCCACGCGGGAAGCAGTAATCTTGATCGCCGCGTTCTTGTCGTTGACGAAGTTATACGAGCGAGTGAAGTTACCGGAGCCGTCAAAAGGCATTTAAATTACTCCGCGTTTTCGTTGCGAACGTAGCCCGCAAACGCTTTACCTGCCGCTATGGCGTTGCGCCTCTCATTAGCGGCGCGCTTCAAGAGGAACTTCTTAGCACTACCAACGCCGCTTACAAGCCCCTCGCCGCGACCTTGAAGTATTAAAGCAAGTTCGCGCTGAGCGTCTGGCCCCATGCCGCGAGAGAGCATATCAATACTGCGCATACCGCGAGATAGAGCGCCCATTTTGCCACCGAAGGCCGCGCCTTGCAGTACGCTTTTTGCGGTATCTGCTGCGCCTTCGCTGGCGTTAGCATCTGCGTGCATATTGAGCGCGTTCGTGGCGGACTGCCTCTTTGTAGACGCGATACGATCCGTGTCGAACGAACGTTCTTCGCGTGCGATAAACTTCTCGAAATCCGCAAGCGTCTTATTGTCGCCGAAGATACGCTTCAACGCCAAACGCTGCGAAGGTGTACGCATCATCTTCTGCATGTACGCTGACGGGTTAGCGCCCTTAGCGCGCATACCGATAAGCGCGTCCGCAACGGCAAGCTTTAAATCATCTTGCTTCATACCCTCTTTGGATATGTCGTCAAGTAGCTGCCGTGCATCTTTACCGAGCGACTTGCCACTTAGTTTGCGCAGGAACTCTTCCCCGTACGATGCGCTTTGCAACTGCTGGAAAGCATCGCGCTGGTGCGACCATACCCTAGCCATATCCGGGTTAGCGTCGGTGATAAGCTTTTTAAAGCGTTCAAGTTGCGCGGACAAAGCGCCAGCCTTGGACATCTGCTTACCGACGATAGCGTCGTTAATGTCGTCGCGCGCCGCTTTCAGCATTTCGTCGTACACACGACCGGATGGTACTACTTTCCCTGTTTCCGTATCTACGTGTCCGAGGTTCTTGAACCCCCAACGCTGAGCATTTTTAAAGCCTTCCGCGAGCCACTTGTCGCTATCGGGGCTATCCGCGAACGCCTTCTCCATTTCAGGGCTGAGCGGTATCGGGTTATCGACCGTACTCCCTTCGGCGTAGTCCTCTGCGCCAGTGGCCCGCTTGGCGTCCTTGATATTCTTTACGCGTACGTGCGCGTCTGGACGGGGGTTAAGCGTATTTTGAACGCGATCTTCCCAACGCTGCCCCGCGCGGGACATACGGCCTTCGGCGCTTTCCGTAATCTGGTTAGCAAGGTCGAAACCGGGCTTGCGGGCCAAGTGTGCGTTGGTTAGCTGCATTTCGTTCGACAGGTCCGCAAGTATTGGGTCACTGCCTCCCTTAACTGCGCTTTTCATTTCGTTTACGGCGCTCTCCGGCGTGTACTTAACGCCTCTTTCGCCGGGTACGGGGGAACGGGAAAGTAGGTCCGCAATCTTTGTGTACGCAACACGCCCAGCGGCGGCGGGGGCACGATCCGTCCACGCATGTACGGCTTTTCCGGCACCGGTCATCAACGTACCCATGCCGCCGCCCATAAGAGCGCCAAGCCCGTACCCCTCCGCCGCGTTACCAGCTACGTCGCCTAAGCTATCCGAGTTTACGGCCTGCTCGACCGCCATCTGGTTCCCGGTCGCGCGAGCCGCAAGCCCCGCGTTACTGTTTAGTACGCGGGATGCAAACTTACCGCCTGCCGACGTAGCAAGCTTTCCCGCAGCCGTAGGCGCAAGCTTGCCGAAAATCTTCCCGATACCCAACTCTGCGCCAAGTGGGTTGGCTACCGCGCCCCCAACGCTAGCAAGCGTACTCGCAATCGGATTTTGGTCATCATACTCTTGCGCAGCTTGGCGATCTATTTCCCTGTTGACTTGGAAACTGCGGCTTACGTTGTGGCCAAAGTTACCCAAATCGTGTATATTAGTATTACGTACGCCGTCGATAAGCCCGCTAACGCCGTTAGCGATAGTTTCGGGTATGCCCATAGTATACGAGTGCGTGAACTTATCGCGCCACCCGTAGTCGTCCATGCCCTTGGACTTCATTTTCGTACGCTTGGCCTTGGCTTCCACCGCGATAGAGTCGTCTTGCCCATCAACGCGCCCAATATCCCCGCTACGCGTGTTAAGGACAGTAGCCCCCAAACTCCGGTGTACCGCATCGCTAGTACCTTCGGGGGTTTCGGCTAGTGTGCCATCCTTTAAACGCACCAGTGGCATTACTTCTTACCCCCGATAATCTTGCGGCCCATATACTCTTCAAAAGTTACGTAGTCCTTTGACTGGATAGATACCGCGCGCTTGTAGTTTGACCAGTCCTGCTGAAAGTTCGGCTTGGCGTCCTGCATATACTGGTACTGCCAGCGGGCAAAATCTTCGTGCCGACGCGAAGCATTACGGAAAGTGGACACCACAGCATCGTTAGCGCCTTTAAGACGCGTGTATCCAGGTACCTGCTTCTGCAAGAATTTAATATCGCCGTCCGAGAACGAACCCTTCATATCCGAACCCGCGAGCAACGCAAGCTGCGAACTAATCGAGTTCATTTCCTGCAAAGCTTCATTGCGCAGCGTGGCCAATGCCTCGGGAGCGTAGTTCTTCCATACCCCGCCTGTACTCTGCGTCGCGTTCAGTTCTTGGAAGCGGTCAAGAAGCCCCGTCATCGTGTCCGACACCTTTGCAGCCGCAGCGTACTCACTTTGGGCCTTCCAGCCGGTAGGTGTTTGCATGAAACGCTGCGACTTGGCGGCTTCCTTTTCCGCCGCCGTATCCTTCTTACCCGCGATCTGTGCGGCTACTAGCCGTTCCTGCGCCTGCCGGTTAAGCTTGTTCTGCTCCGCTTCAAACGCGCGGTTCTTAGCGTTCTCCCCAGCGGTGGCCGCTTGGCTATCATTCTGCAAAGCCGTCGCGTACGCATTGTTGATGCGCCCCTGTACGGTTTGGTACGCGTTCCCGCGTGCAGCGTTCTGACTGTCGCCCCACTGCCCAAGGTCGGCTTGATATCCGGCGTCCTTTAAACGCTCCCGGCGTGCAGCGGCACTTTCATCCATACTGCTCTGTTCTTCAAGACCCTTGCCGTACATTTCCTGAGCGCCAGCACTTTCGTACCGATTGCCGTCTGCCATCATACGTGCCGCTGCCTTTAAAAGACGCGATTGCGTAGCAGCTTCGGCTTCCGGCGCTTCGGGGCGAGCGACGGGATCAGGCAAACCAATGGTATCCGGTGCGCCAGTACGGTTAGCAACGGGAGCGCCAGTACCGTCCATAGCGGGAGAATTTACCTGCCCAAAGCGAAGTACTTTAGTCGGGTCCAGCTTGCGGCCTTGCGCGTCACGGTACGTAAAGTGCAGGTGGTTCCCGGTCGAGGTGCCCGTATCGCCTACTGCGCCGATTGGCTGGCCTGCTTTAACCTGATCGCCACGCTTTACAGTGTATCCGTTAAGGTGCGCGTATCCAGTAGTGCTGCCATCTGGATGGCGTACAAGAACGGAATTACCGCCCTTAGGGTCGTTCCACGCACGAATGACTACGCCGTCAGCGGACGCAGCCACGGGAGTACCACCGGGAGCGGCATAATCCTGCCCCGTGTGGTTAGTACTTGCACCCTTGATAGGCGCTTTACGCGGTCCGTACCCGTCCTTTGGTATGCCCTTCCCCGCGAGCGGATCGACAAAGGTAAGCGGGGCGGCAGCGGGGGCGCTGGGGGCAGAGTTACCGCCCCCCAAAGAGAAAGGGGGCAAACGCCGCGCCAGCCCTCCCGCCCCCATGGGAGCCGCCTCAGCGGGCATTCCGGGGGGCGCGGGCGCGATAGGGGGCGTTTGACCGGGGGGCGGCATCTGCCCCGCCGCAGGCGCTCCCTGTGACCCTTGGAACAGGGACGCAATGTTGCTTGCCGCCGGTACCGGCGCGTTACCCGTAGCCGCCGGATTTACCGAAATATCCCCCGGTACTTGCTGGCCTTGACCGAGCATATCCTGCCCACGCGCCTTGCGAAGTGCAACAAGATCGGCCTCGTCTGCGCCGTACTTCTGCATCTGCTTTTTGGCCATATACCCACCGGCTACGCCTTGCAGCGCGCGAGCGATACCCTCGACCCACGCGTGTTCGCCGCTCACTGGCGCCGTACTGGAACCGGTCTGCATAGCCTGCATAGCAAGCTGAGTGCCCGGATCGTTCTGGTACGCCTTGGCAATCTCGGGGATTGCGGGCATCATAGCACGGGGCTTTTTCTTCTGCTGGTCCGGTACGATAATCATGCGTACACCTTCGAGTAATCGACGCCGAGGTACCCATTATCCATGAGGCGAACCGCGTCGGGACGAACTTTAAAGACTTCCTGTGCCATAGCACCGAACCGCTGAGCGGTATTCCCGATGTATTTAAAGGCATACATCGCAATACCGTTGGCAAGCGTGCCAACCCGGCGAATATCGCGCTTGAGGCGAATATCCGATGCGAGTACCGCCGCGCCACCTAGCGAACCGAGAGCGCCAAAGATACTACCGAACATACCGCCCTTGGCTTGCTGCGCTTGGTTGTACGCGCCCATCTGAGCGTTGTACGTGTTGTTGACCGCACCCATGTAGTCCGGTGCCGCCACGCCGACCTGTGGAGTGTCGATGGCCGTTGGACCCTGTACGCCACCCGTACCGAGAAGGGCCGCAACTTCGTTGATTGGCAGTTCCCGCAAGTACGAAGCCTCGCTAATCTGCTGCTGACGTTGCGCATTCGTGAGCGCCGCGTTCTGCGACTGTTGCGCAAAGTCCTGCTGTTGCGCAGTATTGTTGAACGCGTCCGTGGACATGTTCTGCGTGTACTGCTGGTTCTGCGCGTTGTTGAACAAGTCCGCCAGAGACGTAGCCTGCCCGAACCGTTGCTGCTGGCCCGCCGCGTCAAGCTGGTACGATTGCGCGTCCTGCCCGAACTTTTGCTGTTGCGCCGTGTTCCCGAAGTTCGCGGCACTAAGCTGTTGCGAGAAGTTCTGGTTCTGCGCATTGTTGTTCTGGCTGAACAGATTTGCGATCTGACTGTACAGTTGCCCCTGTGCCGTATTCGCAAACTGCCCTTGGGTATCTACCTCGTTCTGCCCCTGCTGACGCGACGATAGTGCTTGCCCGTACGCCTGCGCTTCCGCTGCTTGCCCGGCCTGAATAGCCGAGTAGTTCGCTTGGTTGTACGCATCCGTTTTGCTACGGCCAAAATTGTCCATTTCGCGCCGGTACGCGTCCGAGTTCTCGGAGATACCCTGCGCTGCCAGACGGGCGCGAATATCGCCTTCGCCCTGCTGAAACTGCGGATCGAGGCGCGACGTAGCCTGCGAGTACACGGCATTCGAGGCGTCAGCCGATGCCTTGTTGTAGTCGGTAGGCAGGCTATTCAGCTTCGAGTAGTCAAGGCTCGACTGTACTCCGTTGGTAATACCAAACGGCATGTACTTCTGGCCACCCGCACCAGCGACTTGCGACTGCACCGGACCAGCATTGCTGCTAAAGTTCCCGACCTGCCCCACATCGCCGATACCGGACTGCACCGGGTTTGCACCCGACCCGTACGAAATCGGCTTAGCATCGACGCTGCCTTTAAAGGGCGTCATGCCGTCGAACGACATTGCCTTACCGGTGGCGTCCTGCACCTGCCCGGTCATGCTATTCGCAAGATTGTACAGTCCAAGTTCCGACTGGCTCGAAGCGTCGTACTTGGCCTGCTCAGTCGGGCTTAGCGAAGACTTAACCGAATACTTGGGAGTACCGTCGCTATTGACGCCCTCCTGAGTATATTCGATAGAGCCTGTAGGCGAGTATTGGTTGATACGATTAAGGTTCGCCTGCGCAATCGCAGAGTCCTTATTCATCGTAGTTTGAGCGGCTGCGGTAGCTGCTGGATCAGGTGCCGCAGGCTGCTTGGGACTAGAACCCATTGGACCCCCTAAGTGGCTGTAAAGTCGTCACAGTCCCCGGCCAAAATGCCGTATATCAAGGCATCTTTAACGCCATCATATCCTCTTCGCAAGCGGCCCTCTTGAACGAAGCCCAAATGCTCAAGAACTTTCCGAACTGTTCTGTTGTTCTTTCGTACTACCGCAGTAGCACGCACGCAACCTAGCTGCCCGAATACGTAGTCCGCAATTGCACGGCGAACGTGCGGACGCCAAGCCATAGGCGTTTCCGATGCGCACGATACGTAGCAGTCGAAGCCACGATACATGTTGATTAGAAACGCGCCAGCAAAGTTCCCGCCGCTGTCCACAACGATAAGACCTTGCGTAAACGTTGGATCAACCTCGATCCCGGTTTTCTCCGAAATATATTTGCACGCAAGGCCGATATGCTTTCCCGCAGGTATTGCTCTCATAATAGTACTACTCCTTGCCCTCTTTCAAGAAGAATACGTGTGGCGAACCATTTGATCGGAGCGGAGCGTACCGTAGTGCGCAGCCATATAGACGCAGTATAACCGATCTTGCCAAACGTAACCGTAAAGTTTTGCGTGATAGCGTCACCCGCCCAAAAGTCTACGTCCCACGTAGCAACGTCCCACAATGCGCCGACTACGGCGGTAAGCGACCCCGCATAGTCGGGCTGGTCGTCCTCGAAGTTAACGCAAAGTTCTGCTGCTATGGGCGGCGTGCCATCTGCCTGCACGACAAAAGTAGCGAAGTGGAAATGCTTGTCCGCGTCCCCCATACCGTTGCCGTCATCGAAGTAGTTGTATGCTTGGCGGCAATCGCACTTGATTTCCGTCGTAATGTCGATAGTACCCTCGTCAGCGAGAACTACACGACCATCATACGTTCCATAGTAGAGGCGACCGTTAAAGACGCACCAGCACAGGCCATCCCAGCCCACGAAGCGCGCCCACGAGTTTGTGCTAGTATTCATTACAAACTGGTAGTATGCGCCTGCTGGCGAACTGGTCGCAGGGGCATTCACCACGAGCATACCAGAACGCGGGTACAGTACCGCCGCCCAGCCATGCGTTGTGCTGTTTGGCGTTAGGGCGGTCCATGCCTTGCCCAGCTTTTGCGACAGATACTTAGTATCTACGCCTTCCTGCCCAGCCTCCCGTATCTGCGTGAAGGAGATAATACCCTCTGCGCTGATAATATACAGGTCGGAGCGGTAGTTGAACCACCCCTTACGGCCAATTGGCGGTGGACCGTAGTACCTGCCGACAAGCTGAAATGTAGCCGCGCTTGCGGGGTCCGTACCGGCGTACAGGAGGTATTCACCCTCACTTGTCATAAATACGATATAGTCGTTCGGGCCGGTACCTTCCGTACCCTGCGACGAGAACGACGCAATACCAGTAAGGTAGCCGCCAGCCTTGGCCTGCTGCGCAAGATCGAAGTATGAAGCCGCACCTTGAATAGCGCCTACCGCAAGGTAGTAAAACCCAAGCTGGTCTTTCTGCGCAAAGTAGAGACGGCCTTTAAAGCTATGCACGCAATGCAGTGTGTTCTGCGACCCCGTAAGCCCCGTTATCGCTAGAGCGGTATACGAAACTCCATCATAGGAGAACGGTGCATCCGCTGCCGTAAGCCCAATAAGGAACTGCGATCCGGCGTTTGAGAACATTGTCGAAGTAATCTTGTTCGACGTTTTCCCGGATACTATTGCTGCGCCAATAGCGCCCGCCGACGACACGTTATATACGGAACCGTTGGAAAAGCCCAGCATCTTGCTGCTTGCGCCGCCAGCGTACACCGCAAGGCTCTCGACAGCCGCCGCTGCGCCAGTTACGTGGTTCTGGCACCCGTTCCGGGTATCCACCGTAGTATTGTACGGGTACCAGTTGTCCATCACAAACGCGTCGGTAGCGGGCATATCCGCTAAGCCGTCCCGACCGTTGAGGCCACCTATCGGGGCCGGTAGCGTTACGGGCTTGGAGCGCCTGCCGCGATTGGGTCTACGGAGCGCCATTACGCACCAAACCCTTGTTCGGGTACGAAGCCGTCAGCTACTTCGGGTATATCTACGCCCGAGCGCAACGCAACAGGGATCGAGCCGTACCCTAGTTGCTGCGCGAGAAGTATCCGCTTGTTCATTTCGTAATCGTTGTAGTCCTCGTTGTACTCGAAACCACGCTGCGCTTTAAGCTTCCAGCGTAGGCCCTTACGTACGAGTTCTTCGGGGATAAGCGCCACATCATCGTCAGAGACGTACAACGGCTTTAAAGTAAGCCCGTCTGCGGACGCCACCCTGCTGCTTGTGACATACTCGCAAACGAGAGTCTGAACGTCTTTCGGCGCGGGCGTAATGCTAATCTTTAAAGGATACCCGTACATACGGAAACGGTACCTGCCGATCTGCGATGGCAAGGCGTTACGGCTTCGCATCCAGTCCCCTGCGGACATTGAGCCGCGAAGGGAGTAGTACTGCGAAGCTGAATATAGGCTATCGGTGACTTGGTACTTCCAATCGGCGGGAAGAGCGTACTGCTCTTGATCGACCACCGTATTGAAGCTATAGTCCCGAGTAAGCGACGGCCATTCTAGGCGCGTCAAGTCCTCAAGTATTTCGTTGCAGAACGCGAACATGGAGCGCGAAAGAGAGTCCGTACTCGCCGCGACTGCGCTAGGACGGGGAAGCCCAACAGTGTCCGCAACATCTTTGCAAACAGACATTAGAGACATATCGGGCTTCCTCGTTGTCAAGTATCAGACAATATCCGCAATCGGCGCTGCGGCCTTGCCCGTCTTGGCCGCCGGAGCGGGGGCCGCGACAGTCTCGGGAGCGGGTACGTTACCCGCAATCTGCTGCTGGAGTACGGCGTTCTGCGCTGCCATCTGCGCGACCTGATCCTTGAGGTCTTGGATCGCAGTATTGGCGGTTTCGAGGTCCGCCGCCAGCTTCGTAGCGAACGAACCATCCTTGGCGGCAGCGATGAACGCCTTGGCCTTCTCGCGCCACGTACGGCCATCCGGGCCGACCAGCGACAGCTTTTCGTCGGGAAGTTCGGCGAGCGCATCGACCGAGAACACGTTGGAGGCCCGCAGCGCCGCAGCCATGGTACGGCTGATTTCCGGCCATTCCTTGAGCGGCGTACCCGTGAGGGTAGCGTCGGCTTCCTCGTTCTTCTCGAAGTCCTTGATGAACTCCTTGAACTGCTCGTACTGCATACCAAGCAGCGGCTCCATACGGGCCATTTCCGGGGCGAACTTGCGCTTCACCTCGAATACCGGAGTACTGCCGCGCGAACCCGGCGAAATCACTTCGACGAAAATCGCGTCGTCAAAGATCGGGCGTCCTTCGCGTTCCGAAAGGAAGTTGTTCTTGACCGTATCGCGCCAGATACGGAGGGCCGAACCGTCGTTGGTCCGGTACTGAGGGTCGTTGTCCATCGACGGTTCTCGCTTTCTTTAAAGAATGGCGGGGCACCGAAGCACCCCGCCAAGTTTACCCACGGGAGGGATTAGGTAATCTGTCCCTGCACGAACGGACGATTGATCGTCGCGTACGACTTGTTCGCAGCCGGAGTACCGACAGCCGACGAGATACGTGCGTTCAGGATTTGGTCGCCCGCATCGGCGGTATTGCCGACCGAACCGGCGGTAGCCGATGCCATCATAACACCGGCGACAGTACCGGCAACGGCGCTAACAATGGCGACACCGCTAACCTGGAACCAGCCCCACTGCCCCGCAACGGTGGCACCGAGCGCGAAAGCGACAGGACGGCCAGTATTCGAGCCGGTGGCGTTGCTGTGGCGGAGCGTAGTCGGGCCGGACGGCAACAAGTCGTACAGAACGGCATCGCCAGCAGCGCACGAAGCCACGCCGGGGAGGTAGATAAATTCACCTTCGCCGAACGCGTCATCGTAGAACTTGGCGATAGTGCCAACCGCATTGACCTGCACCGTGTCAGCGGTACCGGTCGGGGCGGAAATCCCCATGGGCGAGTTAGCCCCAGTCTTCCAAACCATAGTATTTACTCCAACTTGGAGTGGGAGGGTACGGGGGCTTTAAAGGCCCCCGTATTTGCGATTAGGCGCGGAGAACGCCCTGCATCATGGAACCCGAAAGGGTCATGTTGCCGGCCCAGCCCATAAGCTGCACCATCGCGTCTTGGTTCGTACTGAACCGCTGCTTCTCGCCCAGCGCGACGTATCGACGCTTCGGATGGTGCCGGAGGTAGATATAGTCGGTATTGAGGAAGTACATGTGGTTGGCCGGGCAGCCGCCGCCGATACCGCCGTCGAATACCACGTCCGCCGACTGGAACTTGAGGCTTTCAAAGCCCGCCTGCGCCATCTTCTCGGACATGAAACGCTGCTGCGGTTGCAGACTTTCCATGTACAGCCGGTAGTAGTTGTTGTCGGCCATGATAATGTCGGGCTTCTCGTTGCCGCGAACGATCGTCAGCCAGGTACGCATCATGTACGAGTTGATGTTCGCCGTGGAAACGGCAGCGCCGAAGTCCGTCAGGCCCGAGAACGACTGGTTGCGCCAGAACGACCAGTTTGCACGGTTGATATTGCCGACGGTGCCGGTGCTGGCAGTATCGGCAATGAGCAGCGCCATACCGCCAACGGCCTTGCCGGCTGCGGCAGTACCATCGCCGTACACGGCTGCGCCCATCTGGTTCTTCATGGTGCGTTCGGCGTTCGAGATACGGCTTTCGAGCAGGTCGATGAACTGTTCTTCACCGCTGTTCATGAGCTGTTCGAGGCCCGAAATGGACACCGCGACAGCGCACTGCTTCCAGTCGTACTCAGCCGCCGAGAAGACTTCCTGCGGCGAGATATTCAGGGTATCGTACCCCGAGTACCAGCCGAAGGTGCCGTTTTCGCCGAACTCGATTT